AGGGTATATGAGGGTACTTAACGGGCCAATATACCGGAGCTCGACCACACCAGTTCGTTCGATGAGATCATCACTCTCAATATTGAACCTTGCATTTTGAAAAACAAATTCTCCATCGAGCGATTTGCCTAACACATCTGTGAAGTGCGTGGGGTCGCATGGTACTGTTATCGGGTTAGGCATCCTGTGCCCACGGAAAGTGCATGTTTGAGGGATCATAATTTATTCAATACTCGAAACTGATAGATTTACTAGCACGCAAACTCCGATACAAGCAGCCGGACCTTTCTTATCACCATAGCAAGCCGTCCAGCCCGGCAAAGATTCAGGGGAATAATCCTTCCTAAAATTGAAAATAAAACCACCCAATCTCCTGCTTTTTCCATAGCCACATGAAAGAACTACAGACCTTCCGAGCGGACAGTTCTTTTCATTCCACCGATTCCCATAGAGTCGGAATTCCTCACTTTTTTCTCCCCGCTCAAATGCCTCAAAGAATTCCTTTTTGAGGGGGATGAAAAGAGGCTTCATACTGCGAAAAGCAGGGCTTGGCCACTATGGACCTCGCGGAGGTCGGGGCGCTTTCCGGTGAGGCAGTTATGACGGGAGAGACGCCAGTGGCGGACCTTCTTCAGCTCGGCGATTCCATGCTGGCGGAGGCGGTTCTCGATCTTCTTCCAATCAGTTTCTGGAAGGTGGCGGTGGTGGATGAATCCATGGGATCCCTCTGAGGTAGAGGAGACAGCAAAGTCATCCAGGAGGCCGCTCTTGCCCTCCTTCGCACGGAGATCCCGATCACAGAGCTCGAAGCGCTCGCAGAGCTCCTTCGTGCAGACAAAGCCCCCGCGCTCTAGCAGAAATAGTTCGATGCGGAGCGCGAGATCCATGGGGAAAAAGTGAAAGGTGAAAAGTGAAAGGTTAAAACGGGCAATCGGCAGCGACCCGCTCCGGTGCGAAGTCGGGCTTCTTGAACTTGGCAGCCATGCCAGGGATGAAATCCACATCCTTTGGGTTGTGAGCATAGGCACGGTTGTGGACCGTGTTGCGGAACTTCTCCAGATCATCCTTGGAGAGCTCCTGCCAGCAGCCGAGGCCGTAGAGATCACGGGAGAGCCCTTCCAGATACTGCGGGCTGAACTCCGCATCGGCAGCATCCTTAAGCACCCGCCAGATCATCTTCTCGCGCTCTGGATCACGGAACTTCTTCTCGCCGGTAATCGAGGCGCAAAACTTCAAGTAGGCATCGAGGTGCTTATTGCCGAACTCCTTCATACTGGCTGGGCATCCGGCCTCCTTGTGGAGGGCATAGCGGCGGGCTGAGTCACTGTTTTTCCACCCCATGAACTCACAGACCGTCGCCCATTGCCGCCAGTAGAGAGTCGTCTGTTTGGAGGAAAGAGCCATGGGAGAATTAGCGCTTGTAGCCCCAGGTGACGGTGGCGGTGATCCCGAATGCGCAGAGCCAATAGCAGGCATCAGCCCATGAGCGACGGCTTCCCCACCAGGCGCAGTTCACCAGATAGAGGCTCATGATGATGTAGTTAAAAAGAGGTCCCATCACACACCTCCTAGTTTTTTACGAAGCTCAGAGAAGCCCTCTGCCAGTTCTTCGCGGCTCAGTGGCTCTTCTTCCTGGGGAAGTGTTTGCATGGGTGCTGCTGTGACCTTCCTCTCCTTGATCCGGCGAGAGCGGCGGTTGGTACGGAATAGGAGGACCATGTCGCGGAATCCCTCTGGATTACGCAGGATCGTGGAGGGGCGGAGAGACCAGCTGGCCTTCCCGTCGTTCTTCTCCCGGCGCATCTCGCGCACGGCTCCCTCGATATCGGTGATCGAGAAGGGGCCGCTCTCATCCTCCTCCAGAGGAGCCATCTCCTGGAGGAAGTCCCACCAGATCCGCTCATCACCCATGGAGGGACGGAGTGCAGGGAGATTGCATGCGGAGTGCAGCGCCTTGTGAAAGGTGGCGACCTGTTCGCGGGTGATCCGGTTCATCGTGGTTATTTCAGGCCGGTGATGGCGACGGTGAAGGTGGTGCCGGGCAGCGTCCCTGTGAGCTTCTTGGACTCAGTGACGGCACTGGACAGATCGGTGAAGACCATGATGGGGAAGCTGGAGGTTCCGAGGGGGGTGCGCTTGTGCTGAAGCAGGATGTAGGCGGATTTCTTGCTCATGATCCTTTACGGTTGCGGCGGATGATCATTGTGGTGAGGAGGTATGGGAGAGATAGGGATCGGCGCAGGACCAACAGCAGCAGCAGTGAGTTGAGTGTCCTGTAGGTCTTCACGCTTTGCGGATGAAAGAATACCGGCCCAAGCGTGGAGCACGGAGAGGATCGTTTTGACGGCGGGACTTCCCGAGGCAGTAGCCGGTGATGAATCCGGAACCTGCAGCAGCTAGGACGATGAGGGTGATGATCATGGCTTGGGGGTATTGAATTGAGGTTGGATCGCGAAGCGGGCGGTGCAGGAGAGGCCTGCCGCCATGAAGAGACAGAGCATGGTAAGGGCGCTTTCCCCAAGGGCCAACCCGATGACCATCAGCACGAGTGATAGAAGAGCGATGGCGTAGAGGAAGCCTGCGGCGATGCCGCAGGTGAGGATCTTCTCTTGCTGGCTCATTTGCCCTCCTTGGATGCTTGGGCTGTGGTGACTTGCTTGCCCTCTGTCTCGGTGATGAAGGGATCGACGAAGAAGGTCTCCTCCTGGTCGACGCGGACACCGATTTCGCGGAGCTCGGCGCTGGAGATGTTCTTCGAGGTGAAGGCCGAGATCAGACCCTCCTTATCGACCTCTTCCTTGATGCGGGTGAAGGCAGCACCCCACTTCACCGAGCTGAGCATGTGCAGCACGCGTGCAAAGGTGAATCCCGAGAGCGTCTTGAGTTTCGGCATGCCGGTGCGGAATCCGATGATCCCCTGGGAGAACTCCAGCGACTTCTTCTTGCCGAACTCCTCGGGGTTGGCGAGCGCCCAGTCGCGCACCTGATCGGTCAGGGAGTCGATGCGGGCGGAGAGATTACCGAGGGTCGCCTCGTAGCGGGAGCGCACTGCGGCGATCTCGGTATCGAGGTCAGCGGTGAGGCCGTTATGCTTGATCGTCAGCTCCGTGATCTGGCTGACGATGCTCTCGGCCTGATCTCGGGAGACGGGGGCTGGAAGGGCGGTGGTCTTGATGCGGGTTTTCTTGGTCATGGTGGTGGTTGTTCGTTCGGATTTTTACTTGGACTGACGGTTGTTCTTTGGAGTGGCGAGGAGGGTGGTGAGGTCGCAGGCCTTGAGGGCGTTCTCGGCATTCGCTGCCTCCTGGCGGCAGGGGTAGCAGATATTTCCAAGAGCCGGATCGTGCAGATCCGTATCGGTTGGGACTTCACAGACGCAGCAGAGGGGCTGCTCCTTGTTCATCACTTCAGTCATGGATGAAGGGGGTTAGGCTCTAGGGATTGAGGCTCTAGGTCTGATGGTGTCGGAGCGATACCGCTGCCCTTGCAATCCTGACACTTCACGCCTCGGGCAGTTCCATTCCGCTCCGTCCAGACATGCTTTCCTTGTCCCTCGCAGGAGCTGCAGCGTTTAGGTTGCTTGCTCATGCAACCTCCTTTTTCTTGGAGGGATCCGTCCAGGTAATGACACGACAACGATCCTCGATCTTCAGATCGATTGGCGCGTAGCCGTAGATTTTCCTAATGAGTCGGAGTGCAGCATCGTTGAAGCCCTGCGAGGAAGTTGCCTTGTAGCCACCGGCACGGACTGTGATCGTGCTCCGGGTCTCGCTAAACGTGATCTTGAGTGATTCTCTCATGGCCGTTATTTCCAGTTGCCCTCGGGCTGGCTGTTGGACTTGATGAGGAGGTCGGCTCCGACGAAGTGGACCCAGTTGGTATCCTCATCCTTCTTGGCAGCCAGTTTCTTGGCGTACCGGATGCGCTCGCTGATGGCCAGGAGCCCCTCTTGCTCGGCAATCTGCCGGAGGAGGTCGTAGGGCTTCTCCACATGGCCCTTCCAGATGATCTGGGCGGACTTCTCGGGGAACTCCATGCCGTTGGCTTCAAGAATGGCCGTGAGGTCGGCCTTGGTGGGCATCGTCGGGAGCGTCAGCTTGTGGGGGCCGCGTCGCACCAGCTGCTCCATCTCGGAGTGTTGGCCTGGCTTGATCTGCTCCATGAGGAGGCGGGTGCCGCAGAGGACCATGCCGCAGCCGCTCTTATCGTGGATCTCGCGGATCACCTCCAGGCAGGAGAAGAAGCTCCCCTTGCGGTAGGTGTAGGAGAGCAGGTGGAGCTCATCGAGAATCAGGAGCATCTCGGGGGAGAGCGCCTTGATGATGTAGGCGACCAGATCGCGGGTATTCCCCCCGGAGCTCACACCCAGCGCGGAGGCGATATTCTTGACCAGCCCTCCGAGACCGCTGGCAGCTTCCATGCGGACGTAGGGAGTGGAGCCGTGGTTGTTGTGATGGGCGTAGTTCTCTAGAGCCCAGGTCTTGCCGATATGGGAGCTGCCGATGATGAAGGCAGCGGTCTTGCTCTCGCGGGCCAGATCGCAGAGCGTCCAGACCTTGCGGGCCGTGGGCGTGAGCACGAACTCCTCTCGACCCTTGAAGCGCTTCTTCTGCCGGGAGAGCCATTCGCGAGCCGACTTGGCGAGCTTCTCGGGGATCTCCAGGCGGGCACCGGTACCGTGCTGGGTATACTTGCCGGTGTAGATGCGGGTGACGGTCGTCTTGTCGTAGCCTACCTCTTCGGCGAAGTCTGCCAGGGTGAAGGGGTGCTTCTCATCGATCGACCAGAGGAAGCAATCCACGAGAATCTGGCGACGCTCGGCCACGCAGTGACTCATGTTGGCTCGGATGTCGTGAGCGCTGAAGTTCCAGCTCTGGCGGACGGTGCCTCCGCTGTTGCGGAAAATCACTGGGGTCTCCTCCTTGGAGGCGAGCAGGGTGGTGCTGACTTCGGGTTTGTTTTCGGTGGTGGTGGGCATGGTGCGTTCGGGGTGTTTGGTTTGGTTGGGTGTTAGAGCAGGTCTTCTGCGCTAAAGTTGGTGGAGTCGTCGGCCGTGCTGGCTAGGGCGTAGGAGTCGGGTTGTTCCTCCGTCTCATCCAGGAGGCCGGAGGCATCGACTGAGCGGAGCATGCGGACGCGTGCTCGCTCCTCGGAGGTCATGGGGGCTCCGGAGACCACGGCTGCGTTGTGCCGGGCATTGGCAGCCTTCTCTCGAGCCTCTTTCATGTGGCGGGCGCGGAAGGGAGCCAGCGCCTCAGCCTCGGCCTTGGAGGCCCGCCCGCAGGCTTCTGCGACGGCTCGGAGATCAGCCCTGTCGACTGAGGTGATGCGGGGGCAGGCGGTGACGAAGCGACCCTTCGCGTCGAAGCACCAGATCACCTCGGGAGTATAAGGATTCAGAATCGTGGAGTAGCGCTCTCCCTCGGTGAGGAGTCGGGCGTCGAAGCGGAGGACATCACCGGAGAGCTCCCCGTCGCGTGTCTCGATCATGCCGCGTCGCACCGAGCGCTCTTCGCCTGAATCGGGGAGGAGAATAGAGGCTACTGCCTGAGGACGGAGGCGTGTGAGTTCACGCGTTCCAGGACGGAAGACTTCGTTCGGGGATTTGCGGCGCATCCCGCCGCTGCGGAGATCAGGCACGTAGTGCATATCCCATCCTTCTAGCTGGTGATCGGTACGGTCATTGATGCGCTGGTAGATCTCTTTGGCGATGATCCGAAACTGCTGGATCGTCATGATATCCCAGCGGAGCATCTCCTGACGCTCCGGAGGCAGATAGGTCATGGCTGCGAGCAGGGCATCGTTGCGCTTGAGCATTCCATGCAGCTGCTCAGGGCGGTGATCGGTATCCTTGCCGGTCTGTCCAGGGAGAGCGGCCATCTCGTTGTGGATGAGGTTACCGAGGGTTTCGAGCGCCGCCTTGAAGCGGAAGTTTCCCTTCGCCCTGCCTGCGTATTGGTGCGCGGCAGCGGCAGCGCCCTCCATGCCGGATCGTGCGACGGTCACTAGCCCCCCTGTCTCTTCGTGCAAGAAGCGCTCCAAATCCGAGTGGATCGCGGCGGTGCCATGCTCGACGACGAGCGTGGTGCCACGGTGAGAGTAGCCGGTGCCACCCAGGACCATGGCGAGCAGGAAGCGCATGTCGGCTTCCTTGAGTCCCTCCATGGTGCCATCCGCACGCTCGGTCCGCACACGCATTCCCCAGGCGAACTTATTGGCGGAGTAGAGATCGAGGGCGTGGAACTCCAGAGGACGGCCGCTCTTGCGCTGATCGATGTGGTTGACGAAGTGATCATGCCAGATGTCATCGAACATGTAGTGAGAGCCCACCCAGAGGTTGGCACGTGTCGTGTAGACCAGCTGCCGCTCGCTTGCAGCGGCGCTGCGGCCGATGCGGGCATTCTTGAGCTCGTACTTGGTAGGGATGTGGCGCATGAGGTTGCGCTCGCCCCACCCGAAGGGGAATCCGCTCTCTGAGTTCATCGGTGTGGCTGTGATCACCTCTCCCTTGACGTAGTCGCGGCGCAGGGCACGGATCGCCGCCTGGGAGGAGCGCTGATAGCGCTCGCAGTAGGTCTTGAGCAGTTCCTTGTCCGCATGGGAGAGGGATCTGGACTCGCTGGCATTCCATGCGGCGGGTCCGCAGAGACGGCGGTCGATGATGGCCGACCATCCGGAGCGCTTCACCAGGTAGAACTTCTTGCGGATCGTCCCCTCACTCTGACCGCTCCGGTCAGCGAGATCGGCGATGGCCTTGGAGACCCCGCGCTCCATAATGAGCAATGGGGAGAGCAACTCACGCCAGAAGAGGAAGTCCTCGCGTGCCCTGGTCGGCAGGGTGGCCAGATCGGAAGGCAGCATCTCTGATCCGGCGAAGGGAATGAGAGATGAGGATGAAGGTAGGAGAATCGTGCTCATAAGGTGATCAGTGGTGAGGGCCTGTAGGCGGCCGAATGGATGTACTCCCAGATCAGCTCGATGGCTGGTGGGCGATGAGTGAAGATCGATCCAGCCGCGCAGAGTAGGGAGACCTCCCCACCCGGCCACTCCAGCGCAATGCCCCAGACCGGTGCGTAGAGCAGCGTGCCATCGGGAGAGATCCCGAAGGCGCAGGATCGCTTCCGTGCGACGTAGGCGATATTCTCAGGAATTTGGGGCATGGCGTGGAGGGGTGGAGAGTTATTTGGCGGCGAGGGCCTTCAGCTTGCGGGCCGTGCGCTCGTGGCGCGGGATGGCGACGTAGGCCTTGGCCTTGGTCACCCAGTCGCTGAAGATGTCGATGCCGAGGCGGATCTGGTCATCGGTGAGGTAGTGCCAGTCCGAGCGGTCGATGATCTTGTCCAGCTCACTGAAGGTGCGGAGGACCTCCTCACGGCGGACCTTCTCGACCTCCTCCGGAGAGGGAGGAGGCAGGTTGGCACCGGCGTTGGCAGGATGCAGGCGGTGGAGGGTGGCGGGATTCGGAGGGGAGAAGCGGTCAAGCCAGGAGCGCTGCGAGGTGCCGTTGACGTATTCCCAGAGCTCGCTCTGCTTCTGCTGCAGCTTCTCGGGGAGCTGGGAGAACTCAGTGGTGGCTAGCTCGATGAAGGAGACCTTGGCAGGGAGTTGGAAATCGCGTGCAACTGCCTCAGCGACATGGAGAAAGCGGTAGGCTGTCGATTTTTTAACATCAGGGGCAAACACACGGAGCCACTCAGAGACACCATCCTTGTTACCTCTGCCTCCCTTGGAAACCTGTCCAAGTGCGGACAAGTTTTGATTCAGCCACATCATCATGGCTCCGAAGCGGAGGACTTCGGTCATGCCGCCGACCGCCTTGCGGTACTGATCGGTGAGCTGAGTGCCGAATTCAGCACCCTGCTCAGCGTCGTGAAGATTGCCAGCTCCGACTACTTGTACGGCTTGTCCGCGCTGTTCGGTTGTTGGTGCGCCTGCTGGCGAGGCGTGAGTGGTGGAAAGGGTTAGGTCTTTTTTCATGGTTGCTTGCTTGGTTGGTTTAGGACTGCTGAGAGTTGGGGCATGTCTTGGAGAAGGTCTTGGAGAGCCATTCTTCAGGGGTGTCGTCGCTGGTGGTGGTTGTTGGGGCTGGTTGCTGTGCGCTCACTGCGTTCGGGGTGTGGGTTGGTTGTTTTGCGTTGGGTGATGGGTGAATGGAGGAGACGGCCAATCTCGGCGCGTTTGGCTTCGATCGCGTCAAACTCCGTGTCGGTAAGCAGGCCATTGCGCTCGGCCATCGCGCTGTAGATCGCGTCGATCTCCGCAGAGAGTTTTATGATTTTGTTGTCGATCAGGCTCATGAGTTAGCGAGGTGGGCGAGGCGGGCGGCGAGGATTGAGCCCAGGGCGGCTAGGATCAGGAGGAGGAAGCCGAGCTGCCGGAGCTGCTTCTGCCGGTTCCAGTCGAGGATGAGGTCGGTCTTTTTCATGGATGGGTTCGGGGTGGGGTTAGAGGGTCTTCTTGTTCAGGAAGGCGATGAGCTCCGCGCGGGGGACCCGATACATGGTCTTGGAGGCGTTGGGGGAGCGGAGGTCGGTGGCCTTGAGCGCTCCCGAGTCGATAAGGTTGATCCAGTGCTGCATGGAGGTTTTGAACCACATGGCCAGCCATGGAATGGTGAAGCTCTCCATCCCGGCGGGAAGGTGGTGCTGGAAGTCGAACTCCGGTGCGGTGGCGGCGTTGGTCTTCATGGCGAGCTTCACGGTCATTCCTTAGGCTGCGGCTAATGGAGTCCTCTCCAACTTTTCCTTGAGTGCTGCGCGGATGAACTTGCTGCGGTCGAGATCCTGACAGCGTATGGCTTCATCGATCTGGAGGAGCATTTGATTGGGAACCCATCCACCAATGAACTTCGCATCCATCTTGGTAAGGGCTCCTCGTTTGAGTTTCTTTCGCATGGTTTCTTGTACTTGCTTAAAACCATTTAGACCCAGTTAAACACCCAGTCAATAAAATCTTTGGAAAAAGATTTAAGGGTGTTAAAACAACTTTATGGCAAACCAACGCAGAGCGGGACAAAAGCTCATCGGCTGTCAGGCAGACGAGACGCTAATCGCCCAGATAGACGCTGCACGCGGCAGGAAGGGACGTAGTTTCTTCTTACGTGAGGCTCTCGCCGAAAAGCTTCGGCAAATGGGCTATGAGGTGAGCGACGATCTTGTCTACGCCCCCGACCCGATTCGATCCGCGATTGTTGCCGATCAAAGCGGGAGCTATAACACCATGAACATCCATCAATCTACATCGCGCTCTGCCCTGCCTCGGAGCGCTGTCCAACGTGCAACGGCAGGAAAAAAACCAGCCGGAAAAAAAAGGAGTAAGAAGAAATGAAATTGCTTTTGGCAGCTCTGCTATTCGGATCTTCTTCGCTATTTGCTGATTCGGTTCAGCTTAAAAATGGAGTATGTATAGCTTTTGATAGAATCATCGAGTCAGGTCAAGACGAGTTGGTTGTTTCTCGGAGTACAAATGGGGGAACGATGAAGATACCCTATTTATCAATGACTCTCGAATCTCTCAGGAAATTCGGGTGTGTGCAAAAGAGCATAGATTCCTACATAAAAACTGAGATGGTTAAATACTCAGAACGGTTTGATAAAGACTTAAAGGATCATGAGATTGATGCTATGAGTCTAAAGATTCGAGTTGTTCAGGTGCTCGATGACGGCTTGCTTTGCAGGTTTGAAAAAATCTTACTCCATCCAACAAAAAAATATCCTGAATGTATGTTGATTGATGATGATCGTATGGCGTACCTACAAAATGGCCCCACCAATGTGATAGATGCAGATGAATTGAATGTTGTCGCTTATCACTCAGGAACTCACCGTTATCAGGCTGTAACTGGAGCAAACAAGACCATCGAGCAATGGACTTTTATTTGCTATACAAGAGACCTTCCAGAAAATCATCTTTGGAAGCCTGTAATGGATTAACATGCCCTCCCTGGTACAGCTGTACCGTGTATGCCGGATAGCTCTAAAACGTCTCTGAATATCTTTAATTAGATCCCCACCAGGCTGCGAGTGTACCCCTTGGTGCAGGTGCTGTGTGATAGCGGTGAAGGTCTAGAGCCCCTCTGAACACTTCTTTTTTCTTCCATTGCGAAGTAGCCCCGAACATCATTTGAGCCATGGCTTTCTACTTAGAAACACCTATGCCTTGCTCTCCGGCTGCACCGCCATTCTTTGCAGGAACTCCTCCTGATAATTGGGAGAAACAACTATCCTTTCGAGAAGTTCGCCGTGATGAAAGGAGTGCCCGTTGGGATTTCAAAGGGTTTGATCTCGGAGATCACTCCCTTCTCCAACGCGTAGGTGGTATCTTTGGCTTCCCCTTGGGTGAAGAGGTCGATCAGCTCGGAACCGCTCAGCTTCGTGCGCTCGACGACTAGCTCGCGGATTCTCGTCTCATCATTTTCCAATCCACTGAGATACTCTCTCAGCTGTGACCTGTTAAATCGAGAATCTCTCGGGAATCCCATTCCAACACCGTGGAATAGAAACTTAGAATGTGGGCAGGCATATCTTTTTCCTGCTGCAAGAAAGATGGCCGTAGCGATTGAGTCCACGGATCCCGTGTTGTGCATGATCAGTTCGACCGGCAAACCCTTGAGAAAATTGTAGAGCGTGATACCAGCAGCCACACTTCCACCTGGTGAGGAAAACCCAAAATACAAGGCCGCAGGTTTTGCCTTGCCTATGATATCAGAGCAAAGCGCCATCAGTCCCCGGACGGTCTGGTCATTGATCTCGTCAAAGAAATTGACATAGAAAGTTCCGGTGGGGACGTTTGGAAGAGGGGGCTGATTGTTGGTAGGGTTCGGAGGGGTCATACAATGAATGTAGATGATTGCACGCTCGCTAATCACGCCCAAAAACCGTCTTTTTGTCTGGCGGATCTCCCGATCCAGCCATCCGAGCAAACGCTCGGACTGCTCGTTCCTCGCATGACTAAGCTGCCTTCCCAGGCACCTTTTCCCTTATAGTTCCTACGGTTTCAAGGGTGCCCTAACCCCTTTTTGAGAAGCTCGGTAAAGCTTCTCTCGTGATAAACGAGTCCCCGAACTTCACAAGCACGAATCGCGTTAGCGGTTACCTATTTGATCCCTCCCTCATTGCCGAGGGTTGTGCCTCTTTGCTTCGCCATCTGGCAACCGGCGTAGCTTCCTTGTGCCAGCGTCGCGTTCATAGTGCGTTCGGGGGAACTCATGCGGCGCTGGCTTCTTTACACGCGTTGCTCATGCGCGTTGCGGCGGCAGGACTTGCCATCACTGCCGCCGCGTCCATTTCCAGCGGGTGGTTCCGCATCATGAAAGGGGCGGTGACCGGACTGGGCATGGTCATGGTCGCCGCCCTCCTCATGGAGCTGACGGGCTGCTCTCATCCGGTAGCCGTCGGCTACAGCATCCCCTCGGTGGTGCCCGTCTCTGCGGCTCTCTCGACGACTCGCGGTGAGATCGAGCGGACTCGTGTGGCTATCTCCAAGGCGAGCGGGAGCGCGGCACGTCTTGCGATCTCTGCCGCCGAGCGTCACGAGTTGCAGTCCTATATCTCGGAGGCTGCAGCCTCAGTGCAGGCCGCTGACAATGCCGCATCGCTGACGCTGACGAACCTCGGGACCTTCAACTCAAGCGTCACTAACCAGACGGCTGTACTCAATACCACCAGCGCACGACTCGACTACATCGAGCCGAAGTATCAGCACTCGGTGGCTCTGCTCTGGAAGTGGCGGCTGATCGCCCTTGGAGTCATCGGGGCGATCGTCGCCTTCCTCATCCTCAAGTACGGCAGCCGCTTGGTCGCTACTGCCGCAGCCCTCGCCGCCCGAGTCCCATGAGTAGCGAACTTCTATTGTTGGTGGTCTGTTTCATCCCTCTTCTCTGCATCGTGCTGATGATTTGCTGGGGCCTCATTTCCGATACTCGCGGTAGCCGAGCCCTCGCCGGTGAGCGCCTCACCCTGGCACGCCTGGTCAACGAGCGCGATACAGCCTCCTCCATGCGGTTTGGATTCCTGCTGACGATCACGAGCCTCTGCCTTGCAGCGCTCATCGGAGTCTGTCTGGAGTTTGACTGCACGGCCTTCTGGTCATGTCTGGGTGGAACCTTCGCCGCCGCCTTTGCCGCCAAGGGGTGGCAGCGTGAAATCGAACTCTCCAAGGAGGGAGCCGCGTCATGAAGGTTCTGACCGGCACTCGCTATCCATGGACGGTGGAGGTCATCGACGAGGATCTCGTCGTGCGCGGCGAGGAGGCCACCTGGTTCGGCGGGTCTGATGACCCGATGGATGATGGACGCACCGCAAGCGGCATCTCCACCATCGCCAATACCTCCTTCCTCGGCTGCTCGCTCCCCATGGATCTGAACCGCAAGAAGAATAACCCCTGCGCCGGATCCCCCCTTCCCAGGCTTCCTTGGTTCACGCCGGTCGTCGTCACCAATTTGGAGAATGGCAAGACGCTCACCGTCAAGCTCATCGATCTCGGTCCCTCGGCACCCCCTCGTGCTACGGCGGCCATCGACCTGACGCAGGCGGCATTCAAGGCCCTCGGAGGGAAGCTCATTCAAGGAAGGCTCAAGGTCGATTTCCGCATTCCAGGGGGCTCCAAGCTTATCACCAGGAGGGTTGCATGATCATGGCTACCGCCATCAGCGACGCCGATCTGCTCTGGCAGGCCGTTAAGATCGCCATCCCGATCTTTGGCTTCGGCATCGTGCTCTACAAGTTGGGGCGCGTGGAAACACGGAATGTCGGTCCGCAGCCATTCATCACCAAGAAGGCTGTCGAGTATGCCCTCCACGAGGACTTCCTGCGCCATACCGAGGCCAACGACATCCACCATCAGCGACTCGAGGAGCGCCTCGCCGCCCTAGAGCTACGACGCGAGGCCGACAAGGAGGCCATCATCTCTGCCGGTGAGGAGCGCTCACGCGGCATTCACAAGCGGATCGACATGCTCGTCTCAGCCGTCGGCCAACTCACCGGCGAGGTGAAGCACCTTTCTATCAAATGATCACCACCGCGATCCTCCAAACCCTCTTTAACTGCTCGGGAAGTCCCTTGGCAGAATCGGTCCTGCTCACGGAAGTGCGCCTGAATCTAGGCAAGTGCGGTGAGCGCGAGTTCCAGTCGGGACTCGCCCGTCTACGACTCGACAACTGGGCCACCTCCAAGACCGATGAACTCACCGGAGACACCCTCTGGAGCATCACCAAGAAGGGCACTGCCCGCATCACGGGGGGACGATGAATGAGCGACTCACGCACCGACTCCCTGGCGGCCCGGCTCAAGCGGGCCTCTCTCTTCGACGAGTACTTCTTATGGGTCTTCTCGGAGCGTCCCTCCTTTGCAGCGCGCATGGAGTGGCTGGAGAAGCACAGCTGCAGCACCTCTGTCGGGGCAGTGCACCGGTTGCACAGGTCGCCCGAGGCGGCGGTCTGGAGAGCTGCGGAGGCCGCCAAGGCGCGCAAGGCCATGGACTCCAACCTGCCCAAGGATCTGGAGGAGACCTTCCGCAAGTCGCTGCTCAATGCCCGGTTCAACGAAGTGATGGGCGAGCTCTCCCACAAGGAGATGATGGATCACTATCAGCTGGAGCTCGACAGCGCGCATCTCAAGCTCAAGGAGCGACAGGTCGCCCTCAAGGAGAAGATCGATCCGGCCAAGCTCGCGCAGGCCGATCGCAGGATCGCGCTTCTGGAGAATGCCGCCGTGCAGGCCAAGGAGAAGCTGGCTGGGATTGTCTCCAAGGGTGGTCTCTCGCCAGAGACCTTGCAGCAGATCGAGGAAGCAGCAGGACTCCTATGATCAAGAGGACGCGCCCCAGCTACGTTCCGAAAGATTTCTCGGGGGCCTGCAAGGTCTTCCCCGAGCGCGACACCCTGCTGCTCCCCTACCAGGCGAAGTGGGTGCGCGACTCCTCACGCCTCTGCATGGCCGAGAAGAGCCGCCAGATCGGCTGGACCTGGGCGAGTGGCTACAAGCTGGTCTCCAAGAAATCACTCTCCGCTGCCCGGCTCGACGCCTGGATCTCTTCACGCGACGACATTCAGGCCCGCCTCTTCCTGGAGGACTGCAAGAGCTTTGCAGGATTGCTGAACCTCGGAGCGCAGGATCTGGGGGAGAAGGTGATCGATGATTCGGGTCACTCGGCTTACGTCCTCGCCTTTGCCAACGGGCTCCGTGCGCACAGCATGTCGAGCAATCCCGATGCCCAGGCCGGTAAGAGGGGAGACCGCGTGCTGGATGAATTTGCGCTCCACCCTGATCCCCGCAAGCTCTACTCCATCGCCTACCCCGGCATCACCTGGGGTGGGTCGCTCGATCTCTTCTCCACCCATCGCGGCACCGCCAACTACTTCAACCAGCTCATCCAGGAGGTACGCCACAAGGGGAACCCCAAGGGGATCTCCCTGCACCGGGTCACCCTCCAGGATGCTCTTGACCAGGCATTCCTCTACAAGCTCCAGGGGAAACTCCCTGCCGATGACGAGCGCATGGCCATGGATGAGGCCGAGTACTTCGACTTCATCAAGAACGGCTGCGCCGATGCCGAGAGCTTTGCCCAGGAGTACATGTGCCTCCCCTCCGACGATGCCTCGGCCTTCTTATCCTATGAACTGATCGACGGCTGCAAGTATCGCGCCGGTGAGAAGTGGGAGATGACTCTCTCGGAGCTCGCCGCCTGCAAGGATGAACTCTACCTCGGGGGCGATATCGCCCGCGTGAAGGATCTGACCGTCTTCTGGGTCATCCGAAAGGTCGGCAGCTTCCGCCCCACCATCCACCGCATCGCCCTGCGCAACGTGGCCTTCGAGGAGCAGGAGCGCCGCCTCTACGAGCTGCTCTCGCTGCCCACCCTCCGCCGGGCCTGCCTGGATAACTCGGGCCTAGGCCGTCAGCTCGTCGAGCGTGCCCAGAAGCGCTTCGGCACCTTCAAGGTGGAGGCCGTGACCTTCACCGCAGCCGTCAAGGAGGAGCTGGCCTATCCGCTCCGGGCAGCCTTCGAGGATCGCACGGTCCGCATCCCCGATGACCAGAACGTGATCGCCTCCCACCGGGCCATCCGCAAGGAGACCACCAAGAGCGGGAATGTCCGCTTCGTGGCCGAGCACACCGAGGCGGGCCACGCGGATGATTTCTGGGCTCATGCCCTCGCGCTGCACGCTGGCAAAGCCAACACCACCTTCCGGGCTGACCTCATCTAGTCTCTATGAACCTCTTCGCTCGATCCATCTCCCTTGGCCGTGATGCCATTGCCGCCGTGCGCCGGTCCTTCATGACCGACTTCACACGGGGTCTCGACCTCGAAGGCGGCATGGCCACCGGCCTGCGCAATCCCTACCGCCACTCGGTCTGGGTGCAGGCAGCCATCGGGCTAGTCTGCCAGCCGATCAAGTCGGTCTCCCTTAAGTTCTACCTCGGGGAGACCGAGTACGAGGAGGAAAAGCTCGCTGCCTGGTGGAGGAAACCAGCCGAGCGCATGAGCTACGACGAGTTCCTGGATGCCACAGCCGGATGGCTCAAGCTGCGGGGCGAGTTCTTCTGGGTGCTCGATGACACGTGGCTTGGGAAATCCTCCCGCCGCAGTCCCTTCCTGGTCGCCTCTCCCGATAAGATGCGTCATGTGGTGGTGGGTGGGGAGCTCCTAGGCTGGGTCCTCACGACCTCCTCCGGAGCCCAGGTGCCACTCCTCCCTGAGCAGGTCATCCATGAAAAGCGCTGGGATCCCGATAATGAATGGCGGGGGCTCGGTGAGATCGAGGCCGCACGCCTGGCAGCGGAGACCGACTTCGTCGCCGGACGCTATGCCCGCGATACCTGGGCAAACCAAGGCGAGGGTGGCGAGTACATCTCCGCCAAGAATGGCTCCCTCACCGACGAGCAGCGGGATCAGGTGACTACCGCCCTCCGGGCCAAGCGGGCTGCCAAGCTGCGGGGAGACTTCCGCCCTCTCTTCTTCAGTAGCGACATCGAGGTGAAGAGCCCGACCATCACCCCTCCCGATCTGGCTTTCGCCCAGAACCGACTTCAGTCCAGGCATGAAGTCTTCATCGCCTTTGGTGTCCCAGCCTCTATGGCGGACGTGCAGGCCAGCTATTCCATCGGGAGCGCCTCCGACTACTTCCGCCTGATCCACGGCACGTGCATCCCGGTCGCCGCCAAGATCACAGCCGCTATCAACCGTCTGCTTGCCATCCAGACCGGCAAGGCGATCGAGGCCTACTTCGACTTCGACGATCACCCGGTGATGCAGCAGGTCCGGAGTGAGCGGATCGAGGCAGCCCTGAAGCTCTGGGGCATGGGGATGCCGATGAAGGAGATCAACGGCTATCTCGACATGGGACTCAATGCCTATGCCGGATGGGAGACCGGCTATCTCCCCTTCTCGGTGCAGCCGACCGGTACACCGATTGCAGACCCCAAGCCTGAGCCCGGCATGGATCCTGCAGAGCCACTGGATGATGCGGTCTCTCTCATGATCCGCAGTCTCAAGGCCCCCCTACCAGCACCTTCCCTCAAGGCACTTCCAGCTCCCCAGGAGATCGAATGCGGATGTGGCGGCAGCCATGCCTCCCTGAGCGAGGCAGCCCTCAAGGATGGCTCCTCCCTCTGGGCTTCCCACTGGCGGGCACGTCAGGGGACCATCAAGCTCTACCAGTCCAAGTTCAACCGGGTGCTCATGGAGGCCCGTGCCGAAGTCCTTTCCCGGATCAACCGCACTGCCAAGGCCGCTCCCTCCGAGGGACAGTTGGCCCATAGTAAAGTAGAGAAGGCTGTCTCCGCCGACTTCAACTTCGACCTGGAAGAGTGGCAGGACGGTCTGATCGTCGAGATGAACAAGGCGGGCCGTGATGCCCTCCAGACGGCAGGCCAGCAGTGCTTCACAGAACTCGGGAAGGATGATGCCTGGAGCATGCCCCCAGCCAAGGCGATCAACTACCTCAAGAGCCGGGAGAACTTCTTCTCAGACCTGGCCGACTCCATCCACACGCAGATCATGGGATCGCTGGAGGAGGGCCTCCGCAGCGGCGACACCATGGAGGAGCTGGCTGGACGCATCCGCACCGAGTTCACCGGGATCTCTGCCCAGCGTGCCATGCGCATCGCTTCGACCGAGACAGGTGCCGCCTACGGGGCTGCCCGTCAGGAGGCTCTCTCCCAGTCCGGCATCGCCTTCAAGAAATGGCTCACCAGTGGTAATGCCTCCGTACGACCCACCCACCACATGGCCAGCGGCCAGATCGTCAAGGTCAGTGACCCCTTCGTGGTCGGAGGAGCCAAGCTCATGCACCCCAGCGACGGAAGCCTCGGAGCACCCCCGCAGGAAGTCATCAACTGCCACTGCGTCTCCGTGGCTACCCAGGAGGCTCCCAAGTCATGAAAACCATGATGCAGCCGCGCGCCAAAAATAAGCGGATTTCTTACGCCTTCGCCCCATTGACCCGTCTCAGCGAGGAAAGAGGCCTTAGCGGGGCGCTGCAGCGTCTGCAACGCGGGTCTCATCCCATCCTCACGACCCGATCCCATTCCTAACCCTTCCGATCACGAAAAAAACTCCATCCCATGAAACAACTCCGCCGCACCATTCATCCCGAGATCAAGGTCCTCGATGCCACCACCGGACTGGTCGAGTACATCGCTAGCGACGAAACCCTCGACCACTACCGGGAGATCATCCGTGCCGATGGCTGGAGGTTCAACTTCTTCAAGAAAAACTCTCCCTTCGTTGACAGCCACGACACCTCCACCATCGAGAAGCTCCTTGGCAGCGTCGTCGACTTCCGCGTCGAGGGCCGCCAGCTCATCGAGACCTGCAAGTGGGAGCCCGATGCCTCCCCCCTGGCAAAGATCGGCTGGGCGATGACCCAAGCGGGTCACCTCAAAGCGGTCTCGGTCGGCTTCATCCCCACCAAGGAAGTCAACCGCTGGGAGAATGGCGGCAGCGACCTGGCACGTGAGGCCACCATCCTAGGACTCGATGCCGGGACGGCCGCACGCGTCTCCTGCATCTACCTGGAGCAGGAGCAGATCGAGCTCTCGGCCTGCATCATCGGGGCCAATCCCTCCGCCCTGGCACGCTCCTTCAAGGATGGCGTCCTGAGCGACGCCGACATCGATCTCCTCTCGGAGAAGGCGATGAAGATTTCCGCAGACACAGAAGCAACCGCCCGGATGGCAGAGGAAGACGCTGCCGCCATCCGGAAACAGGAACAGCGTCAGCAAGCCGAGTGGCTACGGAAATTCGAGACCGCAGTCGGTCAACTCTAAACCCAAACGTCAGTAATCCAAAACGACAGTCCAAACCCAACAACCCACACGAACATGCACAAATTCAGAAAACTCCTGGGCACCATGCCCGTCACCCTCATTCAGCTCAAAGCCGACGACCACGGAGGTGGCGCAGCTGGTAGCGGCAACTCCGACTTCCAAGCCAAGGTCCTCGCAGGTGTCGAGAAGCTCCAGACCGACGGCAAGGCCCTCGCCGATAAGGTCGAGGCTCTCGAAAAGAGCGGTGGAGACATCAGCTCCCTCAAGGCTGAGTTCGATAAGCTCGCCGAGGAAACCCGTCGTCTCCGCAAATCCCAGCTCGCCAGCTCCAGCAAGGCTGCTACCCGCAACGGTGAAGTGAGCGAGGAGTGCGCCCGTCACCTTGGTGGTCTCGCCATTGTCGCCGGACTCAAGGGTGGCCAGATCACTGGCGACCGCTACGAAGGCATCGTCAAGGATGTCCTCGGCATGGAGGCCAAGGCCGCGCTCACCACGAGCGACATCCCGCTGCCCACCGGCTACGGATCTCAGGTGGTGGAGTTGGTCAGCGCCTTCGGTGCAGCCCGCCGCTTCGGCACCGTCATGCCCCTGGGCAATGGCACCGTCAAGCTGCCTAAGCTCACGACCGATCCCACCTTCGGCCTTATCGCCCAGAGTGGACAGGTCACGGAGCGCAGCCCTGCGATCGGCTGGGTCACCTTCAACCCCGAGAAGTTCGGCGGACTGGTCCGTCTCCCTTCCGAGATCGACGAGGACTCCATCGTCGCGATCGGACAGTTCGTGGCACGCTATGCCGCCCGTCAACTCGCCCGCGTCGAGGATCACAACTTCTTCATCGGCACCGGTGCCGGTAGCGGAGTCAATGGCAGCGTGAAGGGCATCGCCCTCTCCGTCATCGACAACGCGAAGGTTGTTGTCCAGGCCTCCACGAAGACCAAGACCAGCGATCTGACGCTTGCCAATGCCCGCGCCATCCGCTCGGTGGTCGATGCTCCCGCCATCCTTGGCGGAGCCTACTACGCCCACCCCAGCATGGAGCAGGCCTTCAGCGGACTGAACACCTCGGGAGACAAGCCCTACGTCGCCAACGGCGCACGTGGAGCGACGCTCGACGGGTTCCCGATCAACTGGGTCGACATCCTGCCCGCCTACAGCACCACGGCTCAGGCTAGCAAGACCTACCTCCTCTTCGGAGACCTCTCCTACCAGTACCTCGCCACCCGTGGCGGCGTCCGGTTCGACACCTCCAAGGAAGCAGGCTTCACGACTGATGAGATCCTCATCCGCGCCCTGGAGCGCTTCACCATCGGCCTCATGGCGGACGGTGCCGTCTCCGGTCTCCAGACCGCAGCCGCCTAAGCGCCAGAGGATCTGACGATCCTGCGATTCTTCGCACTCTGCATCGGGTCTCACGACCCGGTGCAGCAGCGAGGAAGCAAAAAGAAAAACCTGAAACCTTAAAAACCTGAAACCTGAATGAACGCCGGATTCTCCAGCCTGAGCCAACTCAAGCGCGAACTCCTCTTGCCCGCCGACGCGGCCAAGACGGAGAACGACGCCTCCATCCTTGCGCTCGGACTCGGAGTGGCCTCCCTCTTCGAGAGCCTCTGCGATCGGAAGTTCCGCAGGATGAACATGGTCGACACTTTCAGTGCCGATCGCTGCTACTGGATCACGCGCGCCTACCCGATCGAGCAGGTGCTCTCCGTCGAGGTCCGCAGGGACTACGCCTCGGGATTCCAAGTGGTGTCCGGCCAGCCCAGCAATGTGGTCGAGCTGAGCGGCAAGGTCGACTTCCTGGGATTCCTCGGAGCCTATGGGGAGACCGGCCGCGTCACCTACACGGCAGGCTACTGGTGGGATGAGAGCGAGAACGGGAGCGAGACCCTTCCCGAAGGGGCTACGCCTCTCCCCGAGGATCTGCGCGCGGCATGGGTCCTGCAGTGCCGCTGGTTCTGGGATCGCCGCTCCATCACCGAGCGGGCCAAGGCGGGATTCGCCAAGGATACCAATGATGGCTTCGCCACCCCGAGCGATGACCTGCTTGCGCCGGTGCGCGGCATCGTCGCCACCTATCGGAGGATCGCCCCATGATCACGCTCTCCCTCTCCAGCGAAGCTCAGGAGCTGATCCGCTCCTTCTCCACGATGCCGCAGCGCATCAGCGTCGCCATGGCGGCTGCCCTGGACCATGAGAACCAGAATACCATCGGCTATATTACTGAGAACAAGCTGCATCAGCGTGGCCCCACCACTCTTGGTGTGCGCAGTAGGCGTCTTAGAGAGTCAATACTATCTACGACTCCAAGGATCTCAGGCACCTCCATCTCCTCCTCGATCGGTACCAACGTCAAGTATGCCGCCGTACACGAGTTCGGCACTGGTCCCTTCACCATCCGCCCCAAGAACAAGAAGGCCCTCCGATTCAGCGTCGGAGGTGCCTTCCACTTCGCCAAGCAGGTGCGCCATCCCGGCTTCCCGGCCCGTCACATGATCCGCAGCGGCATTGAGGAGCGCATGGAGAACTACAACAAGGCGCTCAGCGAGGCCGTCACCACTGCTCTCCAGTCATGAGTGATCTCCCCAACAACAGCCTCCTCAAGGAGCGGCGCATGCAGGAGGCCATCAAGAATGTCATCCTCTCGCTGCCGGATTGGCCATCCTCCGCCGAAGTCCTCATCGAGAAGAGCGGCGACCTGCTGACCGAAATCGAGACCAAGCTCCAGCAACTCAGCCTCGTGGCCGTCGTCAATGAGCCCGATGCGCTTGAGAGCGTCGAGGGAGAGGCCACCTTCAACGCCTCCTCCACATGGACCATCAGCATCTTCTCAAGCGAGCTGCTCAACGGCACCGGCCTCGACAACCTGGAGGCCTGCTTCCTGATCCGAGCAGCCCTGGCCGATACGAACCCGGAAGGACTCTGGAGCGAACCACTTTCCAGGGCACGCATCCAGCGTGTCGGACTCTCCCCCGTCACCCGCGATCTGACCTTCACCGCCGCCTACCAGAGCTAATACGGTTATGAGACTCTACCTAGATACCAACTCTTGGCTGCTTTCCACAGTACCCGGAGGGTCCAATGCCACCATTATCCTTCCAGCAAAGCAGGGGACGGATCTTGAGCTTCAAATTATTCCATCCAGCCCTCTGCCACCAAGTGCATCTGGATCCCTAGTTGCCAAATCCAAGGATGATTATGAAGGCGGGTCAGTGACATGGGATCTGTCTTGGGAAGCATTGGAAGACTCAGACAGCAGTTACTTATTCAGACTCTCCCTACGCACAATCCCTCTCGCAGCTCTGTTTGTCGGTTCAGTCAAGACTCGGCAACTGATGGCTGAGATTACGATTACTCATGGAGAGCAAGTTTCCAAGAGCCAGACCTTCACCATATCGGTAGCTCGTGAAGTCAGCACTGGTGAGGTGGGGACTCCTGCCGATCTGCCAGACCTCAAGGCAACACAACTAGAAGCAGAGGCTGGAACCGACAACCAGCACTGGATGACTCCATTGCGAACCGCTCAGTCCATCGCTGCGCTGATTGGTGAGCAGATTACTTCCTACGCGACCATCTCGGCGCTCAATTCAGCTATCAGCGGTCTAGCCAGCGTCTACACGACCACGGCGGCAGTTGCCTCCCAGATCGTCGGTTATGGGTACCAGACAGCCTCACAAGTCACGACCGCGATCACCGCATACGGCTATCAGACAGCCTCGCAAGTCTCCTCCGCTATTTCAGCCCTTGGCCTTGGGACGGCTTCTACGAAGTCGATCTCCGACTTTTCGCCAGCTACAGGCATCTCGCCTTCTGCCATCACTGGCACGGCAGTAGTGACCTCAGACCCCCGCCTGTCGGATGCTCGCATCGCGGTAGCTCACACCCATGTAAAGGGCGAGGTTGGGCTTGGTAATGTCGATAATACCTCGGACGCAGCTAAGCCAATATCAACTGCGACTCAGGCTGCGTTAGACGGAAAGCAAGCAGCAGGATCTTACGCGACGCTTATCGGCGGCACCGTCCCCGCCTCCCAGCTTCCTAGCTACGTTGACGACGTGCTGGAGTATGCAACGCTCTCGGCATTCCCAGCGACGGGAGAGACGGGGAAAATCTACGTTTCCACTGGAACTAATAAAACGTATCGCTGGAGCGGTTCGGCCTATGTCGAGATTGCATCCTCTCCCGGATCAACCGATTCCGTTACCGAGGGATCGACCAACCTTTATTTCACCGCCGCCCGTGCGATCTCCGCACTTGCCTCCACCCTCTCGGGTTACG